CGGGCAGGTCAGAGTGGTAGATCCTGATCCATAATTTGAGTAACCTTGAGGCACAGTAAAGATATAATTTAAAACTACTGTTCTTACGCTTCCCGTTGCATTTGCTCCTACTGTCAAAGTTGATTTAATGCTGGTAGATCCATCTGCTACGCCTCCAATTGACGCGATTATTATGTCAGATCTAATTCCTCGCAAATGATTTGCCACTCTTACTGTTCCATCGCTTGCAATGTTCCCTCCTGATACGCTTACCGGCTTATTGCTGGAATCATCTGTGGTACAATGCAGAGCAAAAGTAGAAGGAGAGGTAGCGGTGAAAGGGTTTGAAGATTCAACGCAAGTGTCTCCGTTGTTATGAGCTTGCACAACAAAGGTCGCAGATACGGAGTCAGTCGCCGTAGAAATCGTCAATGTAGATGATATTGACGTTGAGTCTGAAAGGGAGAAACTGACGGCCGAATCTCCGTACCTTATAACCTCGTATTTTTTAAATGTTGCTCCTGATTGCTGAGTGAAAAAAGAAGCTAAACTAATTGTAGTTGATGTCAAATTTGTAATGTCAGAAATTGGGCCGCTAAAAGAAGCCATTTTATTATTATTTGCGGATACGCATCCATTAGCTCCAGCTGCTGGAGCAACTTGAGTGGCCGTTACATCGCAATCAATCGTATCGCCTGAGTTGTTATAATTGCTAGGCACTCGGATCGTGTAAGTTACTGTTCTGTCAGATGGCCCATCTCCTACATTTTTTTCTGTAAAACCTGTTGCGCTACTGCCAATTATTGTGCCTCTTAAAATATTTGGCTCAGTTACTGTGCCGTCGCTAGCAACGGAGAAGCCTTCGAGCTGAGCATCCCCGCAAGCAAATGTGCCAAAAGATGTAGTAGGCGTTGTTGCGCTTATAAAAAAAGGGCTTCTTGCATTTATGATTGTACTCATTTAGTCGTATAATTTTTAAATTGGTTTTTGATATCAAGAGCAAAAGCTTCGATCAATTCTTTTGGTAATTTCTTGTAAGCTTCGTCAAATGATCTTGTAAAAAATTTTTTGGCCGGGATTCCTTGATTGTAAATTTTTCTGCTGATCAAATGCGTCATTGATTCATAGCTCATGAATTTACCTGATTTTTTATCTCTAAATTGAAACCTCTTTTTTCTGATCCACTTTTCAATTCCTTTTGTCAAGCCTCCTTTTTTGCCTGTTCCTGATCCAAATTTAAAAGGAGAATTTTTTGAAACTGAGTAAGATGAAATTTTTCCTTTGACTCCTTGATCTACATATTTTGCGTAATCAATATCTTTCATAAATGGAAACTTTAAAAGAAAATCTCTTCTCTCAATTTCAAGCTCGTAATCAATTGATTTGTAAAGCTTTCCTTTTGACGATCTGAATTTTTGATCTTTGTATTTTCTCAAAAATCTTTTTTTGGAATTTTTTGTAACGTCTTTTCCAAAGTCTTCGAGGGCTTGTTTTGTTAATTTCATTAAATCGCTGATCTTGGCCATTAGCAGGAGGTCATTGTGTTTTCCATATTAATCGTAAAATCTACCGAAAGGCCTGCAAGATTATTTTCGAATCTTTCTTGAAAAGGAGCGCATGAAAATCCCGTTGCAAGCTCGTAAGTTTCTCTGTAAGTTGTTGATCTTTGAAGAAGGGCCTGTAATCTTGCTGCTACGTTCATCATATTATTAATTACGTCCATTTCGTTATTATTCCCCCGAATTTGATCCGTACTTGCTTCTTTGCTAAAATCAACAATGTCCATCAAAAGCAAGCTCAAGCTCATATTGATTACGTTTGTTTCGATTGAGATATTGTCAACGATTATGTGAGCCAGGGGAAAGATTGTAATCTTCTTGAGATCTACTTCGTAAATATCTCCGCTTGAAACATTATTGATAAAAGGCTCATTGATTAAGGCCGTTTTTAAATCGTCAATTATTTTGAAATATGAATTCATAAAGTCTTTACAAAAATTGGAGTTATATTCTCAGCATTTGGTATTTTATGTTTTGAAAAATCTTCAAGCCATTCCAAAGCCTCATCAAAATCTACGTTTTCTTCGTGTTTCATAATGCAATCGAGCGCCTTCCAAAAGTCGTAAATTGCAATTTTTTGATCTCCAGCAGATACTCCAATCAAAGCGTTTTCGAATCCATCGGATAAAATGATCTCTTCATCATCTGAAAGAAAATCTCTTTCATACAAAGAATCAATCAGATCTTCTTTTGCGTGCATTTTTGAGTTGTTGTTTTTCGAGTTCATTTTTTTCTTTTACAAATGTCAAGTAAGTTAGACATTGATTTAAATTTAATTTTTCTACTTCTTCATATTTTGTAACATTGCCTCCAGATAATGAAAAGAGCGAAGAATACCACCCCCACTTTTCCCCGAAAACTTGTTGACTTGTGAGATATTCCGTTTGAGTTCTTTCTTCGAATAATTGAGGGTAGCGCTCATGAGTTCGCTTCTTAAATTTGATAAAAAAAAAATTGCACCCATTGCTATGTCTAGCGGCATTTTATCCATGTAAGTCTCTTTTGTTCCGTCGTATTCTTCGATCAAATATGATCCTCTAAATTCGTCTGTGATGGGCCTGTATAATATTCCCAGGGCTTTGTGCATTGTGTTCCAATCTCCAGCAAAAGTATCAAGATCTACAAACTCTCCAAAAGTCATTTCTGAGATCTGAGGATGAAATCCGTATTTTATTCCGTTCATTTCAAATTTTTCTTCGAGATCAGGCGTTTCTTTGAATATTTTTGAAAGCGCTTCGATGATCTTCAGAAGGGATTCGTATTTGATTTTATCGACTTCTTTGAGAGGGATTCCGCAAAAAATTTCTACCATTTTTTTATTTACAAAATCCGGATCAGAGTCTTTCTTCAAAAGCTTGCTGAATTTTTGGTATTGGCCGAGGGTTACCTCTGCCATTTTGTTCGGTACTTCTAATTTGCTTTTTATCATTTTAAAGGCTCTTATATATTAAACGATTGTACTCTTCATTTTCGGTCTAGGTTTTTTAAATAATGTGGTATTCTCCTGCATATGGATTTGCTAATTGAAAAGATACTGCGTATCGAAGCGCGTCGATGCAATGATTAAAATTATCGATCGGAGTTTGACTTTTTTTCTCAAGCCAAATGTAATTTTTAAGTTCATTTATTAAATTGTGGCTTTTTGGATCTACAATAATTTGGTAATCTTGGATCATAGAGATACCAAAATTGACCGATCCTTGGCCTTTAATCGAGGGTTTTATATTTGATTGCTTTGAAAGCTCCGATATCAATCGAGGCTCTGCGCTATCTGCTACGATCAAATTATCTCCAGCGTATCTTTTATTTAGTTTTGCAATTTCTGAAGTAACAAGGTTTGGCAGGTAAAAGCATTCTTTTGCGTATATGATTTTTCTTGATTTGTCAATTGATGTTTGTATCAAAGTTGTTGGATCGTTCATTCCGTAATCTTGGCCAAAGATTGATTTTGATATTTCTTTAAACTCCCCGATCTCCCAATTTTGAAAAATAGCTCCCGAGAGCTTTCCGATTTTCCCCAGGCCGTAAACGTCATGCCAATTTTGCCAAAATGAATTACCTTTTTCTGCTTTTGCTTTTGCTTTTAATATTTCATTTACCGCAGCTTCAGGAGCGGCCTCATTATCTTTATAAGTTAATACAAGCCAATCTGTGTCGGCGTCAGATTTTAGCTCAGTATGCGCCCAAAATTCGTGGGTAGGATTAAAATCAATGTATAAAAAATCAGATGTCCTTACCGCTAATTGGATGTAAGCATCGTATGGTATGGTATTAGCCTCATTTAAAAATAGAATATTTCTTCGAGCTCCTCTCAATTTGGATTCAATATCAGCCGAAAAAAATTCAATCGTCGATCCGTTTAAAAATTGGTAAGTAGAGGATGATTTATTGTAACGGGCCGGAAACCATCTCGAAGTCATTTCCATGATCTTTTTAAAGTCCCTGAGAGCGCCTCTTTTCAAATGCGGGTATGTTTGGGCTACTACTGAACATTCAAGGCCAGGATTTAAAGCTAAATGATCAATAAGACAAGCAAGAATCCCAAAAGTTTTGGAGGCCGATGTACCGCCCTGGATGATTCTATTTCTCTTTTTTAGTTTCTGTATCTTGAGTATTGCCGTCGTTTTCTGAAACATGGGTAAAAAGAGGTTGCTCTGCTATTTGATTTAAATCAATTGTTTCTTTTGGCTGGCCGTAGCTTGAATCCATCAAAGCCTTGTAAGCGTTTACGTCTCCGTTTCTTACTTTTTTAATAAGGGCCAGCGTTGCGATATCTTCCTGAGTCAATGTTTCCTCTTCTCCTGAAATAGGATTGATTACTTTGCTCGTTGTATGAAGCCATTTTCTCGCTATTGTTGAGCGATTTAGAGAGCCTTTAGGCCTACCTTTTGGATTGCCTGACTCTCCAGGTTTCCATAGTTTTAAATTTTCTTTATTTGCCATTTTCTCTGTGTTTTTTCTGTGTTATTATTCTTTTTGCGACTGCTTCAACTACATCTACTGTTACTGCATTGCCGCACATTTTGTATCTCTGTGTATCTGATATGATTCCTTGTGTTCCGTATTTTGTCCAATTATCCGGGAATCCTTGAAGTCTTTC